CGCGGTATTCGGATCGGCTGCTTGCGTTGCGCGGCGAAACAATCGCCCGCACCGAAACGCTCAAGGCGTTGAACGCAGGGCGGCAAGAGGCGCTGGACCAGTTGATCGAAAACCCGAACAACGATGTTCAGGCGGGAGACGTGGTTAGGGCTTGGGACAGCACGGGTGAGGATGGCAAGACGCGACAGTCTCACCTTGACGCGGACAAGCAAGACCCTGTTCCGCAGGGCGTGCCGTTCATTGTGGGTGGATACCAGATGATGTATCCCGGCGACACGTCGCTTGGCGCACCGGCCGGTGAGACCGTGAATTGCAGGTGTTATTCTGATATCCGCATCGACTTCTTTGCGAGGCTGGAATAATGGCAAAATATACTTTTGCAACTTTGGACCAGTGGACAAAAAAGACCGAAAAGCGAATTGACGCCGTGCTGAAGGACGCGACGCAATCCGTCATCGCCGTGGCGCAACAGACCAAAGCCAAAGGCGGACGCATGCCTGTTGACACGGGCAACTTGCGCAACAGCCTGCAATCGTCGGTGGCAGGAGGCGCTATGGGTGAGGGTGCATCTTCCTACATTCTTGCAGCCGCAGGAATGAAAGGTGGCGATTTGGCGACATTCACTTGGACGGCAGAATACGCGGCGGCGGTCAATAACGGTAACCGAGGCCGTCCCGGCGCGCACTTTGTCGAGGGCGCCGTTGATCAATGGCCCGCGATTGTGCGGGCATCTATTGCAAAAGCAAAGGCACGGGTCGGATGAACCACAAAGACATCAAAACCGCGCTACGCACGCGCCTTGCCGCCACGCCATCCGCGCCGCCGATTGTATGGGGCGAGAACGCGCCCGGAGTTTATGACACGCCGTCGCTGCAATACATCACGCCTGAGCCGCCGTATTGGCTGGCATATTTTACCACCACCCCGCCGGAGCGTTTCGGCCTGTCCAAGTCAAGCCGGATGGTCGTTCGGCTGTTTGTGGCGGTCTTTGTGGACGAGGGCACGTTCGAGGATGAGGCCGACGACCAGGCGCAGCGCATTATTGACCAATTCCCCATTGACCTGATACTATCCGCCGGAGACGGTCAAATTCAGGTGACAGACATGGGCGACCCACAACCCGGCGCGATGGACGGCACATACTTTCGCAAGAACGTGTCGATCCGTTGCAGCGCAATCTTTCAAAGGAGCGTCTAAATATGAAAACCAAACCAATCCTTGGCGCGCGCATCGTTACAATGCCTACGCCAACCGGCACAACGCCTGCCATGATCTACAGCGGCAGAACGCCAAAGGCTGGCGACGTGTTGCAATTCGCAATGTCCAACGGCGTCACTTATTCCGGCACGGTGGTTGATGCCACTGAGGCGGACGGCGAAGTTCTGGTTGAATTTACATCGGGTCTTGTCCCGGTCCTGAAATAGGCATCCCGCCTATCCACGCCCATGAAAGGAAAATATCATGGCACTTACTGAAGGCATCGGCGGGTTTCTGTCCGTCTCGGCAGCTACCCCCGCAACATTCGACGCAGCCGGATACGTCGCGCTGTCGTGGACCGAGGTGGGAGAGGCGTCCGAAATTCCCGAGTTTGGCGCGGCATATTCTGCGGTCACGTTTACCCCGCTGAAAACCGGCATCGTGAACAAATTCCACGGCGAACTGAATTATGGCTCGATCACGGTTCCGCTTGGCTACGACTCTGCCAATGCTGGCCAGATCATCTTGCTTGCCGCGCTGGCGTCTAAGGACGAAATCAGCTTTCGCGAAACCCGCAGCGACGGCACGATCCGTTACATCATGGGCAAGGTCATGTCATTCCCGCGCGGCCAGTCGGTCGGGTCGGTCAACATGGCAAGCTGCAATATCGAGTTCACGCGCGCCGATGTGGAAGTCGCCGCGTCGTAATCCTGCAACTCCCGCAGGCTAGGGGGGTGAGGCGTGGTTTACCGCACCCCCCGAATTTAACCTAAACCAAAGGATATAAACCATGGATTGTTTCGACTCAGTATCAGCATCAGAAAATGGCGCTTGGCTGCACCTCACAAACCTCCGCACAGACGCGCCGGCATACGTTACAGGCAAGGACGGCACGCCCGACGCGTCCAAGCCCATGCGCCTCAACCTGCTCGGCCCTGACGCCCCTGCGGCAAAGGCCAAAGCCCGCAAGCGCGCAACCAGCATCCTGAAGCGGCGCGGCGGCAAGATGGACTTCGCCAAAATGACCGAGGCGCAAATTGGTGCGCTGATCGATGAAGGGCAAGAGGGAATTATTCAGACCGCCGTTGATGCGACCATCGGCTGGGAAAACCTGAGCCTTGACGGGAAGCCTGTGGAGTTTTCGGAAGAAGCGGCGTTTGCGATCTATCGCAAATATCCGTCAATATTGGACGAAGTGACTGAGTTCTTGAATGACCGGGCCAATTTTTTCGCACAAGCCTAGAGGCGCTTTGTCTCTGGGCACGACAGCACGCTTGGTTATGTGCACAGCCAAAGGACATAAAGCAGACGCGTTGGAGTTTTTTGGAGCAAGCAAATGAAGAACCTGACTTTCCTGAACTGCCATTTCGTGCTTATCTTGCGGAATGGCTGATGGATGTCGGGCCAACAATGCAAGGCGGGATGGGGCCGGTGGCCCTGTCCCATTTAGAAATTCAGGCGTGGGCCGCAAATGTGGGGCTGAAGTTTGATGGCGACGAAGCGCAATGGCTGCAAAAAATGAGCGGGGTTTATGCAAGTGAATTGTTTGAGTCGAATGGCAAAAACACGCCACAGCCGTTCCGGGAGTAAGCCGCATGGATGACATGGCATCGGTCGGACTACAGGTTGACAGCCGACCCGTGCGGACGGCCAGCGATGATCTGGACAAGTTTGCCCGATCCGGTGACGGGGCGAGCCGTTCGGCCACTGGTGCGACGAGTACAATCGGCAGCATGGCCCGAGGTGCGGCTAGTGCCGCTGTTGCCATGGCAGCCGCAGCCGTGTCGGTCGCTGCAATAGGGGCTGCGATGGTCACTACCATTAGCAACCAACTGGCCTTCGGCTCGGCACTGGCAGAGACCTCGACCCTGCTGAATGGCAATGCCGCCGAGATGGCTATCGTTACACAGGCGTCAAAAGACCTGACCGCAACCTACGGCGGAACGGCAACTGCGCAGGCGCAAGGCTTCTATCAAGCCATCTCCGCAGGTGCTGGATCAGCGGCACAAGCCACAGAGTTGCTGGACACCGCCAACCAACTGGCCATTGGCGGTATAACATCCGTCACGACTGCGGTCGACATTTTGACCACGGCAACCAACATTTATGCTTCGGAGGGGCTGCTTGCTGCGGACGCAAGCGATGCGCTGTTTGTTGCGATGAAAGCAGGTAAAACCACAATCGGTGAACTTGCGTCTAGCCTTGGTAAGGTCCTGCCATTGTCACAAAACTTGGGCGTCACCTTTGATGAAACTGCGGCCACCATTGCTGCGCTTACCAAAAGCGGTATTGCGACAACTGAGGCTGTGACCGGTATGCGGGCTGCAATGACTGCGGTTCTTGGTCCGTCAAAGCAGGCATCCGATCTGGCAAAAGAGCTTGGTATTGATTTTAATGCTGCCGGGTTGCAGGCGGTTGGCTTTTCAGAGTTCATGGCCGATGTGACGCGCAAGACAGGTGGCAGCTCCGAGGCGATGCAAACCCTGTTCGGATCGGTTGAGGCGACGACTGTCGCCCTGTCGCTCTCGGGCGCAGCGGGCGGGTTCCTCGCGGACATCCTCGGGGACATGGAGACAAAGGCCGGGGCGACTGCAACGGCGTTTGGCCTTATGGCCGACGACGACGCGCAACGGTTGCGCGTGGCAATGGGCCAATTGCATGTTTTGATGTTAAATCTCGGGTCTGCCGCGCTAACTATCCTTGTGCCTGCTGTTGAATCTGTCGCTGGCATCGCAAAACTTGCGGCTGATAACATCGATTATGTTGTCGTCGCGATTGCGGGCCTTGTTGGCACAGCTATTCCCGGAGCGGTGGCGGGGCTTCTTGCAATGACTGGCGGCATGTCGGCAGCGGCCATTGCAACAGGCGTTTTCACAGGGGCAGTAAATATTGCAAGGCTGGCTGTAATAGCGCTTGGCGGACCGCTAGGTGTTGTATGGGGTATTCTTGGTGCAGCCGCGGCTGCATTTGTTGTTTTTCGCAACAATGGCAACACAGCATCTACTGCAATGGACGGCAGCGCGTTGGCTGCATCTGAACTGGGAATTGAGTTGGGGCTGCTTGCTACATCTGACTTACCTGCCACGTCTGCCGCAACCGTCGCGCTGGCAAACGACAACCTTTCGCTTGCCAGTAGTGCATTTGAGGCCGCCCGCGCACAGCTTGAGTTAGCCAAGGCCAACGCACAGGCTGCATTTACACAGTCGTCAGTAGAGGACGCGTTCCTTCCAGGGATGGTAAACCCCGGACAGGCACGACTTGAAGCCGCGCATCGTTCGGCGATAGAGGCTGCAAACGCACTTAACGAAGCTGAGGCAGAATTAAACCGCCGCGTCGGCAAGGGCAACGCCGTCAAGATTGAAGCGTCCAAAATTGTCAAGCAATTGGCCGTCGAAGTGTCCGACCTTGAACAACATGTTGCAGGAACCGGCGTCGCATCGGGCAAAGCTGCTGGCAACATTGAAGAACTGGCCATTGAAATGACCGAAGCCGAAAAGGCCGTGAAAGCATATGCAGACGCAATCGAGGGTATGGTTGTCAGCGGGATCGGGCGCGCGGTTGATTGGATGGTTGACGGGTTCAAGGGTGGATTCAAGGGGTTGCTGAACATCGCCAAGGACACGCTGAAACAGATCATCGCGTTTTACCTGAAGAACCGCGTCATGCTGTCTTTGGGTATTGGTGGCGGCGGTGTTGGAGGGGCAACGCAGGCTCTTG